AGGTAGTAGGTAATATTATACATTGTAAAAACTATAAGAGTAGATTGACAAAAGAAAATGCACAAATTGATGTAAGACTAACATATAAACACGGACTTGATAGACATTATGGTCTTTTAGAACTAGGTGAAGAAGCTGGTGTCTTTAAGAAAGTATCTACAAGATACGAAATGCCTGATGGTACAAAAGTGTTTGGTAAGTCTATCAATGATGACCCCGAAAAGTATTTTACAAAGGAAGTATTAGATAAGATTGATGACTACACAAAAAGAAAATTCTCCTACGGACAAGAAGACGAATAGAAGATATGTCTTTGCCCAAAAAGAAGGCGAAGAGCACTCTTGCGTTAAAATTGTAGAAGGTAAATATAAAGATGTAATCTATCATTATGGTAGAGTTGCGTTTGCACCTGAGTCTGAAATGTTACCAGACGGTAAGTTGCCAATGAAATTTGATTACACCATAGATAAAAATCCCAATGACTTGGATTTGCTTGACAATTCTGAGTTTATAGAGTATATTGGTGATATATTATTAGAACTATTAGAGGAAAAATTAAGTAATGGTACTGCCATCACAAACTAGAATTGAATTAACTATATTAAGTAACTTCTTCCACAATGAAGAATATACTAGAAGAGTTTTACCTTTTGTTAAAGAAGAATATTTTAACAATAGAGTTGAACAATTAGTATTTAATGAAGTATTTAAGTTTGTTGATAATTACAATAATCTACCTACAAAAGAATCAATCATCATTGAACTTGGCCAAAGAAAAGATATTAATGAAGAAGAGAGCCAAAAAATTAAAGAGTATATTGGCAGTATTGAAAAGGTAGATACTGATATACAATGGTTGTTAGATACAACTGAAAAGTTTTGTAAAGAGCGTGCTGTTCACAATGCAGTATTAAGTGGTATTAAAATCTTAGATAAGAAAGATAAGACTAGAACACCTGAGGCAATACCTCATATCTTATCCGAAGCATTGGCTGTGTCATTTGACAAGTCAGTTGGCCACGATTATATTGAAGACGCTGAAGACCGATTTAAATGGTATCATACTAAAGAAAAAAGATACCAGTTTGACCTTGATTACATGAATAGAATAACCAAGGGTGGTGTTCCAAGTAAAACTTTGAACATTGCCTTGGCAGGCACAGGCGTTGGTAAATCCCTATTCATGTGTCATGTGGCGGCAAGTTATTTGTTGCAAGGTTTAAATGTATTGTATATCACTTTAGAAATGGCTGAAGAAAGAATTGCTGAAAGAATAGATGCAAACTTACTTGATGTTTCTATGGAAGATTTACACGATATGCCTCAACAATTATACAATGGTAAAATATCCAAGTTAAGAGAAAAGACACAAGGTCAATTAATTATCAAAGAATATCCAACAGCATCTGCTCACGCTGGCCATTTTAAGGCTTTGATAAATGAACTTGCATTAAAGAAAAGTTTTAAACCAGATGTTATCTTCATAGACTATCTTAATATTTGTGCTAGTAGCAGATTTAAAGGTGGTAATATTAGCTCCTATTTCTATATCAAGGCCATTGCTGAAGAATTGCGTGGTCTTGCTGTAGAACATAATGTACCTATCTTTAGTGCAACACAGACTACAAGAACTGGTTTCGTAAGTACAGATATTGGTTTAGAAGATACTTCAGAAAGTTTTGGTCTACCTGCAACAGCAGACTTTATGTTTGCTTTAATTTCAAATGAAGAACTTGAAGCATTAGGTCAAATGAAAGTTAAACAGTTAAAGAATAGATACAATGACCCTAGCGTCAATCGTGCCTTTATTGTAGGTGTTGACAGAGCTAAAATGAAACTGTATGATGTACAACAATCAAGTCAAAATATTGTTGACGCTAACCAAGTAGATGCAAAAGAGGATGCTTATAATAAGTTTAGTGACTTTAAAATATAATATATGCCAAAAAAGAAACAAAAAGTAAGATTTCATAGAGGTGATAGAAGACCAGCGAAAGGAATATCTAAATTGATTTATACTACCGAAGTTGAAAAGAAAAATAATAAAATTATGTGGTGTGTAAAAGAACATCCTACAGAAAATATTATAGCAAAGTTTTTCTTTGAAGAAGATGCACGAAAATTAGCCGAGTTTCAATCTAAGCATAGAGTTTGGCAAGAGAATGAAGGTATACCAAAATTTTTATGGAACTATAGATATGACAAATGTTGAAGAATTTGAAAAACAATTTGCAGAATATTTTAATGTAGCACACGCATTTGTAGTAAACAGTCCTTTTATGGCAAATATGTTGATGTTCTCTATGTTAGAACACAAGTATTTAATTAATGGTTTTGACAAAAAATATTTTAAGGGTGATATTATTGTACCCGCTATTTGTCCACCACATACATTCTTACCATTAAAACATTTAGGTTTTAAACTTAATATTGTTGATATTGATGAGAACACCTTAAATATGGATGCACATAAAATCTATGATGCATTGACACCACATACAAGAGCAATATTAGTTTACAATAACTTAGGCAATTCAGCTGACTATTATAGAATAAGACAAGTAGCTAGAGAACAAGACTTAATGTTAATTGAAGATGTAACAACAAGTTTTGGTTCTATTGCAGATTCAGATGAATACTGTGGTACTATTGGTCAATTAGGTACATTTAATTACCAAGGTAAAGGTGTTATTGTTTGTAGGACACAAGATGATGCTAACTGGTTAAGAACTTTACGAAATGGTGGTTTGATGCAAGACCACGAAACACATAAGTGGTTTAAAGATGGCCATAATCAAAAACAATTTTTAAAGACGGATGAATTTAAAGATACATATGTTACAGTGTCACCTGGTTTTGATGTAAAGGTAGATAGTATTTCAGGAGAACATCTATCAAACTGGCCTAGAATTAAAGAAAGTAGAACCAATAATGGTGATTATTGGAAAACAAGAATGAGAAATCTACCTTGTTTTAATACACAAAAAGAAATAGGCGTATCAAGTTGGGAAGGTTTGACTTTAGTATGTCAAGGTATTCTACACGGCAAAAGAGATTTAGTTGTTGATGCATTAAAGAAAATAAAAGATATTGAAGTTAAACCTATCTTTACACACATATTAAAAAATCCAATATCAGAACAATTAAACACAATGTCAGGTGATTTAAAAGTATCAGATAATATCTTTGAAAATGGTTTGCATATTGTAAATAAAGACATTGAATTTGAAGATAAGATTGATGAAATCTATGATGCTTTAAAAGAACTTGAAATGAGTATCGAAAAAAACTAGTTGCCAACTCTACCTAAATAGTGTAAGGAGAGAATAATGGCAGCATTAACCTTTGCAGATTTAGAAAAAAATTTACCTAAGACAACAACTCCTAGGTGGACCGTTCTTGTATATAAAATAAAAGAAAAAGAAAATTTTACTATTGATAAGTCAAATAAAGAAGTAAAGTTAAACTATCTGAACAATGACATCAAAGGTCTATTTCTAAAAGGCAATTTAAAAGAAATACAAACAACTTATAAAGGCAAAGTCCTATTTAAAGGTAGTAACGGTGTTGAATATAAGTTATCAGATATATTTAAATCTCCAGATTTTGGTGGTGGTTCCGGTTCAGGTGGTGGTGCTGAAGAAACCGAAAGAAATGAATCAGCACAATGTTTATATGCAGCTTTAGTATTCTATGTGTATAAAAAACAAATTACAACTAAACAAAAAATAAGTAAAAAAGATTTCACAAAAGCATTTGAGTATTGTGATACTTCAGAAAAATTTGAAAATATGATTGACTTGCCAAAAGATTGGCACGAGTCATCTATTAATGGTGCAAACGCATTATTAAAGAAGTTTAAAAATAGTAGATTTGAATTTCATAGAGGTTCATCTACAGTTGATTTAATTGAAAGTACATTTAAAAGAATTAATGGTGTTGAAAAGGCATTTGGTAATTTAAACAAATGGTCACCAGCAGACATATATTGTTTTACCACAAAAGGTAAAGATGCAGTAAGAACTCAAATTACAAAAGCAACAACACTAGAAAATTTAAATACTATGATGATTAAGTATTACAAATCAGGTGATATTGTTGGTGTATCATTAAAGAAAATTGCAGGTGCGGCTAAAGTATCTGAAAACAATATAAGTGATAAAAAATTTACAGTTGAATATACAGGTGAAACAGTTGTAGCTGCTAATAAGACAGATATATTTGATAGTATGGATGTTTATATTAATCACACAAAAGGTAAAATACAATTTAGAAGTTTTGGTGGTACATCACTTACAGGTTGGCAAGGTGAGGGTAAAGGTGCAACAGCAAACCAAGGTAAAGTATCATTAGGTCCTTTAAATTATATTTTATCTCAACACAATATTAAGAAATTACCAGATAGTCAAGTTTCTGCTAGATTGGCAAAGGCACCAAACCCAGCATATTATAAAGAATTTTATGACGCTTGTAAAAAAATACAGGTAAAAGGGTTACCTAAAACTCAAAAGATATTTGAACAAAGATGGAAGACTAAAGATGACCCTTGGAGATATTCAAAATACCTTGGTGTGTTATTAATTGAAAGATTTAAAGGTCTTTCAAAGACCAAAAAAGACGCTGTAATTACAGATATATTCTTATATTCTGCTTCAAAGGCCTCATTTGCAGGTCCTTATATGAAACTAGAGTAGAAAACTTATAAATATAAGCATATTTGTTGATGGATTGATTGAAAAAAGTGCTTGCCAAAGCGCTTATTTTATAGTATAATGGACAAAAATGAGAGAGAAAAATGTTTAGTTTTAAAGGATTCCAGACTCAGGATAAGAACACACACTTAGAACACTTAGAAGATGATATTATAAACCGTGGTTCTAAAGGTGGTGATAACGCAATAAACTTCCTAAAGTCTGTTAGAAATATGTTAGCCGGCCAAAGTGGTGGTACAAACATCACTGTTAAATGGGACGGTGCGCCTGCTATAATCTGTGGTATCAATCCAGAAAACGGCAAATTCTTTGTCGGTACTAAATCAGTATTCAATGTAACTCCAAAAATCAATTACACTGAAAGAGATATTTCTCAAAATCATAGTGGTGAAGTTGCAAAAAAATTATCTGTATGTTTAAGATACTTAAAAGGTTTAAACATCAAAGGCATCTTACAAGGTGACCTATTGTTTACAGATGGTGACCTTAAATCTATTTCAATTGATGGTGAAAAAATGGTGTCATTTACACCTAACACTATTACATATGCAATGCCAGTTACAAGTGATATTGGTAAAAGAATTTTAAGAGCAAAAATGGGTATAGTTTTTCATACTCAATACAACGGTAAAGATATGAAATCTTTGTCAGCTAGTTTTGGTACAGTTACAGGTTCATCAAATAGAAATGTATTTTTAGCAAGTGCATCTTATAGAGAAACAGGTGTGATGATGAACAAATCAGATTTATCAAAATTTGATGCACAGATACGAATGGCTGAAGGTTCATTATCTAAAGCAAAACCTATTTTAGACTTAATGAGTGGTAACATAGAAGATAAATATTCTGTAGGTTACAGACTGAAAACCTATTTTAACTCCTACATTAGAAACTCAAACGCTGGTATGGAAAAAGTAAAAACTATGCAAGACCAGTTTAGAGATTACTTTGAAAGTTTTATGAAGGCTGAGATTGATGCTAAGAAAACTGAAAGAGGTAAAGCACCTTATATAAAAGCAAGAGAAGAAGGTCTAAAACTTATTGACCGAAATAGAAATGCTTTATACTTTGCAATTGCATCACACATTACTTTAGGTAATGCAAAGAATACATTATTACAAAAGATGAACCAGATACAAAGTATCGGTCACTTTTTAAAAACAAACAGTGGTTATAGAGTTACAGCACCTGAGGGTTATGTTGCAGTTGATAAAGTTGCAGGTGCAGTTAAGTTTGTAGACCGATTAGAGTTTAGCAGACAAAACTTTACAATGCCGAAGGGATGGAATTAATGGCAGTAGGAAATTTAACAGAACAAAATATTAACATAGCAAGAGGTCTTGTAAGAGGCACTACTGTTATTCATAAATTTGGTAGAAATCC